ACTCTGGAACGATGGGAACCTTAAGATGTTTAATGAAAACGTTGGAAAGTTCTGGCCACCGTACGCTGTTTTCATTTCCAACATCATATCTAAGAACTGTGGTAACGACTCTAAACACAATGCATTAATAGTACACATCATATGAAAACCTTGAACACTTCCTTCCTTAAGAATCTTGTGTACATTTAGTTTCCATTGTAACCAATCAAGCCCGTCGCGTATGTACTCTGCTTGATCGCCTATGGCTTCATTGCTTGTGTATAACTGGAAGTTTGAAATTGAATGTGTTGTTTCAACCAACTTATCAATTAGTTTATCCTTAGCACACAGATTACTATTTAAGGCAAACTGCATGTCGGGTTTATCTTCTATAAACTTATCAAACAAGCGCCAGGTGTGCCCAGACATTAAAGGTTCGCCGCCAGTCAGTCGTAACTCTTGTAACGTATATTTTAAATCCGAGTCCCACCATTTAAAGAACGCTTCTACATACGGGTTTTCTTCTTTTGGGCCATACGGCTCTGCTGAATCATGTGTGTGCGTGAAGTGATTGCGACCATCACTTTGTAATAAGCGATACGGGCCAAACTTCTTTATGTCCTTGACCCATTCGGTGCTAAACGCTGGGTTACAATACGAACAAGCAAAGTTACATGTACGGTCAAAGGCAATCTCAAGAGTTTTAAGATTAACATCCGAGCGTGGATCAAGCATTGAAACAAGGTTAACATCTTTATCGTCATATATTACAGACTTATAAACACGGTCGCTAATAGCACCACGTTCCATATCTTCAATCTTCCAGCAGTACTCACAACCCGGTGGACGACGGCCATCTTGCATTTGCATACGATCTGTTTTCTTCTCGCGTGTATTGTGTAAGGCTCTTGGGTTGCTTTCAAGTTCTTTGAGATCGATTTGGTGTGCTGGCGGATGATGGCAGCTCGTTGTTTGACCACTGCCAAGCCATATAGTAGCATTGTACCATTTAGCCAAACACATCGAAGGACTAAACGAGTTAATAAAGTCTAGCACTTCTTCATCTTTTTCTCTGCCCGGTTTTCTTAAACTCATTTTACTCTCCAATTAAAAACTTTAGTTTTTTAGGTAATTGAATTTCCTGTCTCTCATTGAACTGTCTAAAGAAACTTTGCTGATCCTTTAGTAATTCTTCATTGAATGTCGCTTGCTCTAATGCCGCAACCAATTTATTAATTTGTATCAATTCCATATATGTTTTGTTCACAATTGACATTTGGTCTGCGACTTGTTGACCGGATATTTTCGATTGCGCCGCTTGCGCGAATGCTAATGCCTTCGCTTTATCCGAATCAACTAACGTGTCAAAGGTATGTATTGATGGTGTTGTACATGTTGATATAAACCAATTAATCCTGTCAGGATATGCCATCTTTAAATTATACACGAATTCGTACATGTTGTAAATACCAAATACTGTTTGTGCTGTAAAAAGTGAATTAAAATTTATACACACTGATGTTTCATTTAAGAGAAAATCTAAATTATTTTTGAACTTCTTCCATGAAAATCCAAAACGTATATATTCCTGCATTTCGGAGTCTATTGTATCTAAACTTACATTGAAAATTACCTTATGTGTATTCTCAAATTCTAATAGCTTTTTAACTACAACTCGGTTTGGGTAGTTTAAGTTTGTAGAAACACGTATGGTCTCTACATCAGTTAGATCGCATTGTGTTAAAATATCATTAAAAATATTTCCCATTAATGGCTCTCCGCCCGACACTGAGAATACTTTTGGTGCGGGTGTAATGCTATTAAAGAAGTCAATATATTCCTGTGACTCCTTGTTGTCGATTGATTCGCCGCCGTAATATACATTTCTATCAAAATGCAGTTTGATTTCACCGTTGCGTTTTTTATCCGTTTGCCACTTTGAACTATATTTTTCGTTGCAATACGTACATTGGAGATTACACAGATTACCAAGTACTAAATTTAACATGCGGCAACTTTTTGTTTTATTCCATAACTTAATTTTGTAATGTCGATAGCTTTCGTTGCCTGCATCTTCTGTTTTCCAGCAGTACTCGCAGGCTGGGTTTCTAATACCATTTAGAGAGTCGTGTATACGTTGATCAGTTTCGCGTGTATCTTCTATTGGGATTGGTACCGCTTTGCAACAACCGTACATATATCCTTGTGACGGAGCAAAATGAATATCGTCCCAGTGTCCTGGGCAGAATGTATCTTTGTTCTTATCTGTTAGCAAAAGATATTTCTCCTTCTTCAACCACCGCATGCCAAGCTGTGTCAGTTCCATACCGGGCACATATTTTTTCCGCCTCAACAAACCAACTTTTAAAATTCGGGTCAGACATAATTTCCTTTACCCAATCTAACGTATAAAAGTCTTCTTCAATTATTATTGAATGTAGATACAATTCAGGTTCTGGCCCTAACGGTCGGCCGTCGCAAACAAAATTCGGAAATCGACGCCGAATGACAATCTTTTCCCCTTTTAAAATTTTAAATACCTTGAGTTTATTTGTTTGCATAATATTTGCACTCGTTCCAAAATGCAGTTAGCTCAGGGAACGTTAATAAAAAGTTTGTATTGTGACGTCTGTCCGCTTCGTTAAAGAAGCGATAGAAGTCTGCCTTCTTTTGTTCTAGGTTGTCTGTTCCTTGTTTCATCCACGCAATGTCTCTGTCCATGCGCTGTACTTCATAGTCTTTAAACCCGTGGAAACGATTGTCTTCTGTTTCCATGTTGTCTAGCATGTATTGTTTCGCATCTTCTAACCTACTAACAAAGTGCTCTGGAAGTATTTGCATACTCTGCCATTCTGGTGTACGTAGCACAGGAGTATCAAACCAGACACGCTGGAAGTCCTTACTATACTTTCTTCTCAAGTGTAATATGTTCATCATTAACTGTCTGAGGTTATGTATGGATAGATTGTTCATTGTAATAATAAACGTGATGCTACTGTAACTAGGTATCTCTGTTAGAAATTCCTCTACACGTTCAAGAAGCAAATTGAAGTCTAATCCGTGGCGTATGTACTCAGCTTGTTCGCCCCAAGTGTCAACACTTACGTACTGCATAAAGTGTTCGATCTTACCTGTTGTTAATTGCTTAACATAGCCCATGTACTTGTCCCATAGTTTTTGGTCTACAGACAAATTACTTGTTACATTTAAATGCAAATCGGGCTTTGGGTTTGCTAATACATAATCAAATACCTTGTATGTATTCTTATCCATAAGTGGTTCGCCACCTGTCATTCTAAAATGTACAAGTTCTTTATATAGTTCTGGCCACCACTCCCAAAATGCATCAACGTATGGATTATCTTCGCGGTTAGGTATTGGGCGTCTGATGCTAGTAAAGTACGCAGGATCGTTGTGTGGTTGTGCTGTAGGGTACGCACCGTGCTTCTTAACTTCCTTCATCCAAGTAGTGGAAAACTGAGGGGAGCAATAAGAACACGCCAAGTTACATGCATGGTTAAAGTTAACCTCCACATATGAAGGGTTAACATCGGCATATGGGTTTGCAACTATAGCGTCAAAGTCTTTTGCTGCCCACGGTTCGCCACTTCTGTAGTGACGATCACTCAGCTTTCCATTATCTTCCATTGCCCAACAATAGCTACACTCTGCTGGACGAATACCTTCTATCATTTGCTTACGTATGTTGTTCTTTAACTCTGTGTTATGTAATGCACTTGGGTCTTTTTTAATTGCGGCGACATCTATTGTATGTAATGGTGGATGGTAGCACGAGTTATTCAACCCTGTAGTCAAATGCAAGGACACCTGTTTCCATTTTGCAAGACACATCGAAGGACTAACGGAGTCTAGTTTCTCCTTCATCTTTTCTGCGTCAGACAAAAACTTACTCTTACTCATTACCAACCTTCTAGGTTACGTATTACATCAATTTCACGTACCATTACACCTTTATTGTGCCAATTAGAACGATAGTGATCTTTAAAGAACTTGCTATGCTCAGCACTAGGTGACAGCATAGGTAAATCTAATTGTGTTTCGAGCTCTACACCTAATGCTTGAATTTGTGCTGGTACATCATGCACCTGCTTGTAAATTTCTGCCAGGTTGTCGAACCACTGTACTTCTTTATAATTCCAGTCTGTTAACATTGTCATATGTGTACCCATACGCGCACCAAGAATTGCCCATGAGCCGTATTCCTCATCACTACCTATGTTATGCCAAATACTTAAATGGGCCATGTTACGTTTATGTACGCTATCTTTAAACTCTCCGATTGTAGGTTTCTTACCCTGGTTCAAGCACATCTTAACGCCTTCTCTAAACCCTGCGCGCCATGCATGGAACTTGCTACCATTTGGATATGTCGTACTATAACAATCATGCATCGCCCAATACAATGGATCAAAACAAAACTCCACATCGGTGTCATCACTACCTACACTTGCTTCGTGTGTTTTCATATTATATATAAAGTCTTTAGTCCAACAACTAATACCACCATTGCCGTACATCAACCCATTGATGTGGTTACGTGCTCTCCAACGGAATACAGCCTTTTCATAATCTGCATCTTTAAAATCAAGTGTTAAGTTAAAGAAGTCCAAGTCGGGCAAGTTGTCACCATCAATCAAAATAAATCTATCTGTTTCACTTGCGTCTGCGGCGGCTTTATGCGCTGCATCGCTACCCTTAACACCGTCTACTCTAACGGCCCACGGAACCATATTTTTAATCCTAACCCAGAACTCTTCTTTCTGTGGTTCATCGTAACTTAGATAAACTACGTCTAAGTCTGCTATGTCTATTGAATCAATCATATGTTTTCATATTCCAATTCTGTTCGTTACCCACAATAGTAATATCATCTTTTGTTGTGCCGTATCCAAAGTGCGTAGGCACCAATTTACCAATCGACAAGTGTGTAACTTTACATATCTTGCTATCTTTAATAATAATATCGTACCTACATTCGGCAAATTCTTCCTTGGATATATTTATATAGTCACCTTGCTGTTCTTCCATTGAATAAAATAATGGAAGATTTGTTTCAGTGTCGTAGTACAGTCTAAATTCAAGTTCAACCGGTGCGACGTTATCTGTTAATTTTAGTGCTTCTTCAAAGGGAGTAAGTGTCATAATATTCGTTTAAAACCTTGCTAAATTCTTTTATACAGTAATGAAATGGATACTGTTGATCAAGAGTATTGATACGTATGTTAGCGCCAGCTAACTCCCATACCAATTCTTTTGTCCAATCTTCGCCCGCACAATCATTTATTCTACCTTTCATGTGTATCAATGAAGGATAACTCGTTCCTGGCAACGTAACATTTTCAACTCCAAATGCTCTTGCTGCGATAGCATAAACTAGATCTGTTGTGCCATGATCTGTTTTACCTAATTTAAGTTGTGTTTGCACATCTTCCCAATTATCAAATAATTGTTTTACCATTGCAAAAAAATCCGATGCAGGTTTACTGACTCTCCAATACGTTATAGCATTATATACGTCTGGTAAGTTATTAGCATCAAATATTTTTCTATAATGTCTTTGTTGTGTTAACTCGTTGTGGTAGTTTCGTGCTCCGGTTGTTAATACAACATCTTTCTTTTCTAACATTAACCACCAATGTTCTATACAATGTGGAACTATCATATCCGCTTCTATTTTAATAGTTTGTCTGAACGGACTTGCATGATATACTTGCCAATCATTTGAAAACGGATTATCTGGGTCAGTTGTATATGGAAAAACAATATGGTAATCAAATTCGTTGAGGTTGTACTTTTTGTCTGATAGTATTGCTATTTTTGCGGTTGGTGTGTGTAGTTTAATACTACGCGCACAGGCCCTAGCACAATCGATATAATCTACGTCAGATGTATTTTGTGCAACTATTAAATATCCTCTTTCTGCTTCAATCATTTATCATCTGTTCCAATGCTACTTTATTAAAACAATGAAAATCATGATCTTTAATTATTGTGCTCATTGTGCGAACTTTATTCCTATAACGCTTATTATATAATAGCTTAAACGTCGTATCGTTAATTTGTGTTGTTGTTATATCTGTAACCGCAGTTGGCAGTTTCCAAGGTATTGTTGGAATTGAATTTATTCTATGTCCGTACATAATTGACATCGCTATACTAACTGCAAAGTCATTACGAAACGGATTAGGATTAAACTTATACAATTTACTATAGAATTTATAGTTTTCTTTTATCATTGTAATTGTTTCGAACATCTGTTCAGCAAATTCAGATTTACGAAAGAACAATACAGTAGCCCAGTAGTGCGGCATTTTAGTAGATCCAAACGTTTGGTGTTCTACTAGACTATTTTTAGCTGCAACATCATACACGTCTCTGTGACATAAGAAATCATGTGGTGAACTAAAAAGTAAACTTAGTTGTTCACTGTTAACAATATAATCACTATCTATTACTATTGTTTCATTGTATGGCGACAAGTTATAGGCTTGAAATCTGTTGGCGTTGTACCAGTGATCAACTTGATCGTCTTGTGACACGTCAAAGTTACGCTTACTCATAATCTCAGCTTCTATGCATATTGTATTATGGCGAGTTTCTTTATAACTGTTATCGTCTGTAATAATAGTTGTCGGCAATCCTAAAAATTTGTCAACTCTGTCTGCTACCCAGACTGCCTGTTTAAAGTAATCTAGTTTAGTGTTATTGAAAGCAAATATTAAAACACCTTTATTCATCGTTACCTTCTACAAATTTATAAAATTTTAAATTATCCTTAAACTCTTTAGCTATTTCCGCAGTGGGTAAAATATGATCTTTTGTTCTTGATTTACATATAGGACAGTGCCAGCAAGAGGTGCCATATGATACAATGCGATCAAATATCGCCAGCACCCGACATTCCAAACATGCTCTAGGACCTAATGCCATTATCGTTTAGTTTGCAACACTTCAAATTCTTGATGCCAAGCATTCATTTGTTCTTGCCAACGTTCGTTAGCTAGATCGAAAAGTTCAAACACATTTACCTTACAAGGATTTCCGTACTCGTCTATTAATACAATAGTGGTACTTGTTGGTTTGCCGTCCCAAATATACAAAGTTGTTAGTAATTCAGGGCCAGCTTTCCATAAGCCGTCAAATGCTGCAAAGAGCATTTTGGCTTCGTACTTTTCTTTAAGAATTTGCTTGGCAGCATCATGATCGAAATGATGCTTTATTTGTGTTTTGGGATTGTTCATGACATAACCTCTATACCTGATAGTATAACAGAATTATGTCATGAAGTAAAAGAATAGTTTACCGAATATTAAACTTAGACTACTTTTGCAGTACCTGTACCAGCTATTGAACCTGTTTCTGTTGCTTGGCCTGTGCCCGATCCAAGACCAGTAGCGACAAAGTACGAGCCGACCCATGTATGACCAGCAACTAACGCGCCACCGGATGGCACAGCTGATCCACCAATTAATGAATAATCAGTAGTACCGTCGCTGAAGACTACGTATTCTCTACCAATTGCAAAGGAGCCAGCGTTTTGTAAATTGCCAGTTGGTGTAAACGTCTGACCGACTGCGTTTGATGATGCACCAACTAATGTAAAGTCGGATGTACCAACTGTAACAACCTCATACGTTATTCCAACATTTAAGTCGATTGCGTCACGTACTAATTCTGCTGTTGGAACTGCGGTACCTGTGCCTGAGCCTGCGCCTGTTGCTACAAAGTGTGTACCTGGACTGCTATCTGCTGCACCAATTAATGTAAAGTCTGTTGTACCTGCTGTAACAATAGTATAAGTAACGCCGGTAACAAATACGCCTGCTACAACCGTTGGATTTATCGTTGCTGATTCTGATCCACCTAGTGTCGGTGTACCCCATGAATTAGAAAGGTACGTAGTGCTCGGTGGCACTGCTGTAACCGTTGTTGTTAATGTTCCATCAACATATTCATCTAAATCAGTATTAGAATCATCTTGAAATTCTACAGTTAACGTAATTACTGCTGTATTAACTTTTCCTCTTACTGAAATAGAGTTTGAAGTATAATTGGCTGTTGAATCAAATTGTTTGAACACTTCAGTTAATGCACCTGTATAATCGTGTGCGCCTGTTCCTGTTAGTAGTACACTAGTTGAACCACTGCCGCCAATCTTTGTAGTGCCTGTGTATGCTACTGCGGCGATAGTTTTAGATGCGCCGATTCCAGTAACATTAATTGTTCCACATGCGGTACACAATGCTGTCCAACCTGTATTCTTCGAGTTACTTGTTCCGCCACTACGTGAAAATGCAATGGTTAACCTCCCGCCTGCATTAAAGAAGTAACGTAAATGCGCTGCACTTGCAAATGTAACTGTCATAGGCATCGAAACTAAATTGTTCCATTGTGATGTTCTACTTACTGCGCCACCTGCTGTAATGGCTGTACCACTTGCTGCGGCGTCTGCTCTGTTTGTTGTAATAGTAGAAATGTTGCCTGCTAGTGCTGATAGCACTGCAATAGGATCAGTGGCAACTGGATTAGTTATTGCAGTAATAGTTGAACCCTGATGATTTTTATAATTTGTAATGGTGTTAAGCAGTGTTGCCCACTGTGTTGCAGAAATTGTTGTTCCGGCAGTTACAGCTGACAATATAGATTGTCCATAACCCCTGTCATTTGCTCCCGGGCCGCCTACTGTGTTAACGTTGTTGTTTGTATTATTAAATGTTCCGTCGCCATTACCTGTCGCAAAAAGATTATATTCGTCATCTAAGATGGTGTCGCCTATCGTATAAGCCATGAAATTAAGTTCCTATTTTTATAATTTTAGTTTACAGTTACGAAAGCTTCAATAACGCCTTCTGTTTCTGTTGTTTTATCTTCTAATGCTCTACCAATTACATTAAATGAAGTCATCTCAGACGGTAATGCTGCCCTAGCCAGGCCATTGCCTGCTGAAACTAGTCTTTCACCTCTAATAATTTTACCAATTACTCGAACTGGTACCCTTCCGCTCATTGCAACTGCTGGGTGTGTTTCGTTATCACCTGCATCTGCATTCATTAAAAATGCAGCGTTAGTACTTATGACGCCAAATACATCATCTGACAAATCGCTTGCCGCTTTTGTAATTTCTTCTGCACCACCTAAACATACTACTGTACCAGGTGCGTATTGTGCATCTGCATGGAAGCGTTCTGCCAAATCGGCGTACTGAGCTGTGGTTGCTTGTCCACTAAATGTAACAGCATGTACAGTATCAAAACGTTTTAGTGCTGTTCCAAAATCGGTTGTTGCGTCTGCTGCTGGATTAATAACGCCTGTCACATCTGTCGTTCCGTTTGTTATTGAATCAACATAATCTTTGTTTGCAATGTCTGAAGATACCAATGGTGTTGCTACCTGTGCGCGGGCTGATGCGCCGTCACATGTAATAACTGGTGTATCAACACCGCCATCATTGACTTGAATAATTAAATCTCCATCAAGTGTAATATTGCTAAGTGTAACATCATCGCCAGCGACTGTAATTTTTGCATCGCCGTTTGCACCTACTGTTAATCCAGTATTGTTAATAATACCTAACGAACCAGTAGTAGTGTCATTTTCAGTAGCACGTAAAAAGCCGGATGCTGGAATTTCTTCAAGTAATTGTGCGTTTGTGGCATCGCCTACAAACTTAGGTTCCTGTCCTGCTATCGTCTCAGCTAACTGTATGCCAGGGCTGATAGTTGATGCAAATCCTGTTATTGGTGTAGCTGGTGTAAATGTTGCATCCTTGCTAACAATAGCTACAGTTTCATCATTTACAAAAAGTTTAATTACAACGTGATCAACTGCAAGACTATCTGTTATAGTTTCAACAATTGAACCCGATGTTCCTGTGCCTGCTGTAAATGCTGGTCCGATTAATATAAAGGCACTACCATCATATGCGTTTAACTGTGAGTTAAGTGTATCAAACCATAAATCGCCTGTTATGTTCGACGTTGGTGCTGATGCTTGCGCGGCAGCTGAACCTAGGTTTTTAAATGTTGTTCCATTGTAAACTTTAAGTAAGCCTACAGCCGAATCATACCATAACTGACCGTTTAATGGGTTAGTTGGTGCAGTTGGATTCGCACCACTCTCTAGCATTCTTAAAAAGTTTTCACCTAAGAATTCGCCGTACCCTGCGTAGTTTTTACCAACTAAAGTAATACTACTGTCAGTATTGATTGTTCCGTCGGTTACGGTTGCAAAAATAGAACCGTCTGTTTTGTTAATTATATAAGCCATCAAATGCTCCGTTGTTACCGTTATTTATCACTTTAAATAGCATCAAGTAATGCCATTGTATTATTCTGAGTTGACGTGACACCCGCTACATCAACCGCGGCGTCTACAGCTATTTTTCCAGCTAGTCGTATCTCTTCAATTTGTGCTCCTAGCGTGAGCCAACTATCACGCTGAACGATAATATCGTCTGCGGCTTGAGTTGCAGTTTTTCCTGTTGCGTTTACCTCTGCTTGAATCAATGAATAACCAGTAAGATCAGCTGGATATCCAGCTAGTATAAAAGCTTCAGACTGTGATGCTTTTTCTTGGTATATCATTGCTTGGCCTGCGCCTCTGGTGATGTATCGCAAACGGGCAGCTTCTGCCGTGCCATCTATTTTAAATTTACTATCCTTCTGGGATTCTACTAAAGAAGTTTCCCATAAAGAACTTGTGGCATTCCATTCATCAAGTTCTGTTTGAGGAACCTCTAATGTTACATTAGAAGGAAAAACACCGAGGTCTGTTATAACTACTCGGTCTCTAGTTACCTTATCGTAACCTACCTGTCCTATAAAATTTGGCTGTACACTCCAGGTATCTGTGTCTTCGTCAAAAACCGCTGCCTCATTTGCATTAATAGCAGGCGGAACAATTAGTGTCGCATATGATGGAACTAACGTTACTCCTGGTTCAAGTGGGGAGTCGGTTCCTTCTTCCGATCCTAAGAATATAAGATAATCTCGTGTATAGTGATATATTAACATAATATCCTTCCTTTAATATTTAATTATGTAGTGCATGGCAACGTTACGCGGGCGAGTTTCATCACCGCCAGTGTCCGATGTTGGAGAATCTTGAGTGCCGTAATTATGCTTTAAGTAATTTCCTTGGCTTCCACCATTGTCAGCATTCTCATTCCATCCCAGTCTGTAGTTTAAATGTGAGTGACTTTTAAATTCATCTAGTTGGAGTGAACCAAATACTCGCGCATAATCAACTCCGGCACCATCATCAAACCCACGAACAAAGTTGCCCCGCAGATCTGGAATATTATATGCACTACCAGCATCACCGTATGTAATACCTATTACAAGGAACAGGGGATTGTATAGGCCTGCTTTCGGAAGTGATACTCCGTTACAAACCAACCAACCCGTCGGCGCTACACTACCCGCAAAGGGCACAATAGTTCCAGTTGGTGCTGATATAGTAGCAACACCCAACACATATTGTTGTGTTGCTGCATCCTGAAGGTCGACTGGGTCTGCAACGTTTGTTATTTTGTTACCTAACATGTCTAGACGATTTCCATCGCCGTCGCCATCTATAAACTTGCCAGCTTCGCCAGTGCCGCCGACATCAAATCCAATCTCTTTACTTGCAGGAGATAGTAATGATTCTAATCTTATATTAATAAGATCATTATTTTTAATAGTTACAGGATCATTAATTGTCGTGCCATCCAGTATTATTGTATCCTCTGATATGGCTGCGGCGTTTGGTAGGACTATTGTAACTACATCGATCTGACCAACATTTGTTATATCGTTTGTAATACAGTCTATGCCTGTACTAGCAACTTTTAATATCTCTGTAGCATTTGATTTGAATGAAATATAATCGGTGGCGTTGTCACCTATTTCAAGAACAAGTCGAGAGCTGTCCGGACCGCCATAAGATTCAACAAAGATCTTAGCATAGTCGGTATTACCAGTCCAAACAATACCTTTTGAATCTGCAACCGGTGATGGAATAGCAAATGTTAAATCACTTACTAACGTACTAGATAATGTTAAATCTAAGTAATCTCTATTAACAATATCAGATCCGCTTAGAGGTGCGTCAACTTGTGCGCGGGCTGTTGCGCCGTCACATGTAATAACTGGGGTATCAACACCGCCATCATTGACTTGAATAATTAAGTCACCGTCAACGGTGGCATTGCTAAGTGTAACATTATCACCACTAACGGTAAATCGACCATCGCTATCAGCGCCAATTGTTAATCCAAGATCGTTAATAATACCTAATGAACCAGTAGTCGTGTCATTTGCACTAGAGCTTAAAAAGGCGGTATTATCAACACCATTGAGTAGTTCTGCATTGGTGGAGGTGCCTTCAAATACTGGTGTCTGTCCATTGACAGAGGTAGATAATTGTATACCTGGTTTAATTGTTGTAAATCCTGGTACCACCGGATTCGGAGTAAATTCAGCTTGTTTGCTAACGATTCCTACTAAATCGCCCGCAACATAAAGTTTAGTCACAATGTGATCTGTAGCACCGTCCGATACCGTTTCAACTATTGCGCCGGACACTCCAGTAAGCGATGAATAATCTGGACCAATTAATGTAAAGTCGGTGCCGTTGTATACATTTAACTGTGAGTTGAGCGTGTCAAACCATAGATCACCTGCAATTAGAGTTGATGGAGGTGATCCAGATGTTGTAACACCCAACACCCGAAATGCTGTGCCATTGTAAACTTTAAGTGTATCTACAGTTTTATCATACCACAACTGGCCACTAAGTGGATTAGATGGGGCTGATAAATTTGAACCACTCTCTAGTAATCTTATGAAATTTTCTGCGTGGAGTTCGCCGTAACCAGTATAGTTCCTACCTGGGAGCGATACACTACTATCAGTATTAAGTGTTCCGTCGGCTATATTTGCAAAAATAGAACCGTCTGTTTTGTTAATTATGTAGGCCATCGAGTGCTCCGGTTATTCCATTAGGTTGTTGACAAGTTCGTCAGCGTTTGGATGCGAACTGTATAATCTATTTGTATCTGACGGTTTAATGACTTTTGGATTGGGTGGAATACCACATGTGTGATAAGCTTCAATTCTTCTGCACTACCGTACCATGATTTTAATCCAAGTTCGTCGAATACAAAATCTCCGTCTAGGTCTGTGCTATTATCAAAGGCTTGTTGCCCGCTCGGTTCACCGTAATCAAGTAAACAACTGACTAAAATATCAGTATAAACCTTGCCGCTTGTGTGCAAGACTACAAGGTTGTTTCTTAGTGTGTCGGTATTAGCAGTTGAATTATCATCAACTACTTTTAAATATGTTTCATTATATAGATCTGCGTTTTGGCCGGTTGAGTTAGCAGGCAAATATGTAATAACGCCTGTTGGATTAACACTAGTTCCACCGTTACCAAATGACATTTGATAAATCTGGCCTATGTCTTTATTAGCTAGAGATTGTGCTAGTGATTCACTAAAGTTTTCATAATGAATTGCGTTTGTTTTATCTTCAAACACTTCTCCAGTGATTGGATCAAACACTTTAATATGACCTGTTATTTTTAGATTACCATTTAACATTATGTTTCTCTCTTATCTACGATTACTTCGCCGGAATCCGGATCTGATATCTTAATATGTTCATCGATTAAAATCTGACCGCTTTCGTCTGACTTATTATCTTTGTTTTCTTGTTCGTTATCCTTCATAATAGCTATTATTTACCTACTTTAAAAACCACTAACTTTTAATAAACAGTGCTGGGCTTGTGGTTTGATCGTTCAATGTAATGCCATCACTTGCTGTGCCTGCGCCTGGTGCGTACCAGATTCTATTGTAATCCCACTGTACAAAACTCTCAGAACTCACATCGTATACCACGTCTGTTGCTACATGAAGTGGCGCTATGCCTGTGCCCGCTGTACCACGACGTAAACCGCTTACTGTATTGTTTAATAAGTCGCGTTCACGATATGTAATGCGCTCACCGTTAACCATTAATATACCAAATTTCGCAATATCTAGATCTGGTTCGCCTAGCACACTAGCATCATCGACATAAATGATATCGTCTGTGTCTGCAAGATCCTGCACTAAACTAGTTGTTGAATTGTTCATTTTATACATTCCAACTGTATCGCGCATGTCTTTAAATAATCTAAAGGTTATACCATCGTCTGTAAACACCTTAATATCAAGCGTATCAAAAATGGCGCCTGGCACTAACTCTTCTGGAGCATGTGAATGGTACGTGTCAATAAACTCGCCACCGTCTACATTAATATCAATTGGGCGTGTACCGAGGTACGTAGCCAGGAATGAACTCTCATATATAGTATCAATTAAAGTTTCACTGTATGTAGGGAATCCCTCTGGACCGATGTCAAAGTTATCAAATGTCGTTGTGTCAAATGGTGATAAGTCAAATCCGGTATTCTGGTCGAACCCAACACCATCTACTTCAACGCCCGGGTATGCAATGCCTTTAATAAGCAATGATAAATCTAGGCCTGGACTATTAACGTCTGCAACATAAAATCCCGCTGTACGATCGATGCCGCTAAGTGAGTCGATGTTAATTAACTCATGTAGGGCAGGATTAAATGTTGCGGCTGGATCTGCATCTATAATTTTATATACAGCATTATTAACCTTAACAAGTTGATCGGCTGCATACGCTGTGTCTGCTTCCCACGTAACAATATTTGTTTGGTATTCATATCTGTCGTATTTGATTCCGGTATTGAATGTTCGCACTAGCTTGTTATTCATTACTGCTAATGCCGTTGCATCTTCGCCGTTACCGCCTTCAAATGTAATAACCGGTGTGTCTATATATCCGCTACCCGGGTCTTCAATAACAATTTCAGCAATCGAACCACCTTCGCCTACCCTTGCGGTCATTACCGCTGGGAGTAAACTTGAGCCTGTGACTACAATAGTAGGTGCTACAGTGTAACCGGTACCTGGATTAGTAATTACTACATCTTCCACGCTTAAACGATAGTTGTCAAACCATTGTTTCCATGGTTCTGTCTGCCACACTATGTCAGTGGCTAACTTGTTACTTGGATCAGTAATAAGTGTTGCTCCATCATCTAAGATAGGACTAATGTACTGATCGAAATCTGCACTATATACTGATGGACAATCAAAGTCTGTAACTTGGCCATCAATATAATCAATACCATCATAACTTAATAAGAAATCTTTAACTTTAGTGTGGTACGGTTTAGATTCTTTAATATAGTCCTTTAGGTAATCTTGATTATCTTTCTGATAAACAGCATATTGCGACAAGCCACGTACTCGTTGTGTTACATCAATTAAACTTGTTTTATATAACCAATCAACATGTGGTTGTTCTGATAATATATAGTTGAATACACTCATAAGTGCCTTGCTACGTTCAACTGATAAATCATCTATTAGCAATTCTTCGTTAATTGATTTGATAATCTGACGCAATTCAATAACTGGTTCTTCATCTAAGTTTTGTGCGTCAAAGACCTCAACGTCCCAGCCGTAACGACCAACTGAATAATCCCACAGTCTTTCTTCAAATTGGATAGTACCATTTTCAAGGCCCACTCTATTCCAATTACCATCGATGTATCGGTGTATTTCCCAATTACCAACGCTGTTATTAACTACCCTTGCAATGGCATTGTTTTCGATGCCATTTAATGTAGACAATTCAGTAAACGCATTGACAACATAATCTATTTTAGTTAACGGGTCAAATCCCTCTGCATACCAGTGTTCAAGATTCCAGAAACGCTTGGTGTCGTAACTTTGTACACGTTTTAATTGTAATGTTTTTTCTGGAGTGACTTCGTATGTGGTCCACAAGCCATTGCTGGTATCGTCAGATTCTACTAGGTAAGTAAATCCTGCTGGAATGGTTGCTAAGTCCTGGAATGACAATTCTTCATTATTAGAAACACTCTGGTCCCACTCGCCTGACGCTAAGGTTGGCGTTGGTTCTTCGCTGTTAAGCAATGTATACGGTTGTGATTCTGCAATAGTATGTTGACTAAGTATAGTGTTTACTTTCTTCATGTAAGTTGTTAATGCTGCAAATTTATCAACAAACATTGACTTACGTGGACGGAAGTCAATGCCGAATCTGTCAGCAAAACTTAATCCCACGTCAGGAACCAAATTACCTAGTGTGTCAACTCCGCAGAAACTATCTTGTAACTTCTTATACAGGCCATCTGACAAGAAATCAATTGGATGATTTTCACGGAATAAGTCGTACTCAACGAACACGTTACTATCATTCTTAATCTTGTCATATTCAACATATAAAACAGTATCATTGTTTTGAATAATATCTTTGCAATTATATAAACCAATTATGTTTGGTGCTATAATAGCCGCATACGATATACCTGAACTAGCTGGTGATTCAATGTACGATGCAATTGCACTCGCACTTAATGTCTTTTCTGAATTAACACTAATTGTTTCAACACCGTTAACCCAATAATAGTAAGTATTTTTGATTGTGCCTGCATTATTAATGTTAGAAATTGTAATAAATTTAGTTGTATCTAATACTATTCCAGAGCCAGCATATTCAGCTGGTGGAACAGTACTTTCAATCCATTGATATACATCGATTGAGCTACCGTTAAATACTTTACCCCATAATTTGCTGGCTTGCTTCGCATCGCCAATATTATAATCCATGAAACGAACAGCCGTAACGTCCCACCAAATTCTACCAACTTGATTACTACCCCAAAGCAGTCCTACGCTTGTATCGGCGTACACTGCTGGATCATACACTGTAGTAAAATCAATATTTTGATTTGCTGCGCCAAGTATCTTTCCACTGAGTGGATCAATATAATCTAAGTATCGCGACACATTCATTGTATCAGTACTGTAAATGTATATTGAATTAATTAAGTCAACATCGACTGTATCATGCTGGGCACTTAGTACTTGCCAGCTAAGTGAATTAGTTGCATTGCCAAATATAACAATACGTCCAATGCCTGAATTATGATCAGTTGAGCTAACAACTAGCAAACCATCAACTAAATTAACTGCGGTGCCAAAGCTGTCGCCTGCGGCAATATCATTATTGTCAACAATCTGTTGTCCGAATGCTAATTTGCCGCCAGTAAATACGTCGCCATCATTTAATAAATCATATGAATAAACAATGCCGCTACCGTATACGTTAGATGCATTATCCATTGTTATTACAGTCGAATCAAACGTTGTATCTTGATCAACTGGTGTTGCGATAGTTATAGCATCGCCATTTACAGCGCCAACTATTAATTGATTTAAATTAAAGTCAATGTGCAACGAACTACCAAAGTTTTGTGCTTGTGTAGTTTCTGTTGGACTTGTAATAGTCTGTCCAATGTAATACGATTCTAGTCCTAAGTCTGCTAACGATACAATCTCGCCCGGCAATACATCTAGCTTATTAGCAAGTGATTGAATCTGTTTGTTAATCAATTCAATCGTTACCATGCCGTTCTTGGCTGACGCAGTAACATTTGGAATTGTCACTGCATTAATAGCATCTGCAATTTCTGTCGATGAACTCTGAGCAGTGCCTGTTCCGGCGGCAATATTGCCATTTGATGTAAATGTTGTGCCTGGGTTGCTATCTTCTGCACCAAGCAATGTAAAGTCTGTTGTACCTGCAGAAACAATAGTATAAGTTATTCCTGCAACAATATCTTCTGATAATATTATACTAGTTGCAGATAATGGAATTTCAATATTATCTATACGAATAGAACTACCAGCTAGTATCATTGGATTTTGTGTAGTGCTTGTAATATATCCAAACATGCGTGAACTATTAATATAACGTGTAACGCTGCCCTGACCATCTAAGTCATTTTCAGCGCCAAAGTAAACTGAACATTTTGATTTACAAATAGTTACAGCGTTACCGAATGTTGCGCCAACTGCTGGTGTCTCTGCTGCGACCTCTTGTATTAATTTAAACTCAGTGGTGTCAATATCTAAGAAGTCACCAACTTTAATAGTGCCTGCGTTAAGCAATGTTAAATCGTTACCTACAATGCTATAGTCGGGCGCGGCATTAAATCCTGACTTAGATAATTGTGTAGTATTATTAAACGCAGATCCAGTTGGCGTTCTAATAGATGAGTATGTTAAATCATTTGCATCACTTATCACATGACGCTCAACAACCCTATCAACAATGTATGCGTTACCAGTATCTGTATCAGTACCAGGCGCAGTAATAACAATATGACTACCATTTTCGGTTATGTCAATCTCAGCGCCAAATTGGTCGCTGGCGGATAATGTAATACCATCAATGCTATCATCAATTGTATTAACAAATCTAAATGTTGTTGCTAGACTGATTGCAATGTTATCAGTGCCAACTGGTGTCACAGATGTAAATGTTACATCAGTTCCATCAAACGTATAGTCAACTACCGGACGTTGTATTACTCCGTTAATCTTAACAACAATAGAATCTATTACACTACGCGCATATAAATTAGCTGCCGAAAATGGTCCGGTAGTTCCATCGCCATCGTGCGTCACCCAGTTCTTTCGTACAATAATAACCTCGGCACCTGCATCTGGTAATGTATCTAATATAATGTCGTCACCTACTAGGGTATAATCACCTAGTAAACCATCTGGTAATAATGTACCATCGATTGTTACGTTGACTTGATCAGCGGTGGCAACTATAATATCATCTGATATTTTAAATACTGTTGTTGCACCATCTGCTATGTGTGAAACTTGTTGTATTTCATATTCTGTTTTCTGATATGCGTGAACTTTGTTGTTATCTGGTTCCCCAACAAGTATCCAATTCTCATCTCTGCTCATTGCAATACTTGAACCAAAACTGTCGCCTGCACCTGCTGATATAGATGGGCTAACAAGTATCTGCGTTTCGAGAATTAGATCTAATTGTTTGTTTCTACTAACTATTGCAACAAGACCCGGAGTAGTTGCATCGCCTGGTGCTGCAATCGCGCCCCATGATTCTATTAATGCTACATCATTACCATAACGTAACACGTCTGGATGACCGTTTAGCGTTAATGTTAGTTTCCAAAAATAATCGCTGGCGCCAACCTTATTGAATAAGTGTACAATACCATTGGCGTTTGCAGGATCTCCTACTAGTAATCCAGCATCTGCGTATCCTTGTGATATGCTTTGTCCAAACTCTGTTGTTGAATTAGTTGGGTTAATCTTCGAGTTGCTTAATGCAAATGGTCTTGTTTTCTTGTATGTTACAGGGTGATGTCCTTCTGACCCAACCCAAACTGTTTCAGATGTGTGAATGTTGTTATCAAAAACAGAACCTGCAATATCACTTGGCACGCCAACACGGGCTGATGAAAAGTGTAGCAATGTTCCGCTGCCATCTAGTATACACGTTTGATTCTTTGCAAGTTCGCCTGCTATTACAATGTTAATCGAATCGGATATATCTAATACCTTGTGAGTACCGTCAACTAATTCATCAAATTCATTAATAACAATAGTCTCACCAACGTTTAGATTGTGTGGAATATCAGTTACAACCGTTAACGTTCCATCAAGATTATCGTTAACATCAATTACAGTTGGCTCTAATCTAATAGCACGATATACGTTCCAGTCAGTTTCAGTATCTCTCGCTACCCATATTAAGTTACCTTCAACAATGTCAGTGGCAACATCTATATCTGCTATATCAAAAACAGCAAGGTCCACGTCATCTAGATTTACAGCCCCGGCAGTCGGTAGTGCGGTATCTAAGTTTGTATCATGCCTAATAGGAAATATATTTTTATTTGTGTTCTTTTCACTTTGCTTATAAATGTCAGCAACTGGAATCAACAAATCACTAAGTGACTCGTCTGATAACGAATCAACAATTTCTACAAGACTTGGGTTTGTTGTAAGAACGTCTTCATCAAGTTGTAATTCAATGTACGAGCGGCTACTAGTAGCACCATAACTGGCACGTTTGATCGCCCAGTTTTCAAAGATATTATAATCAACCAATTCGTTGTTTAGCTCTGCATTTTTAAATAAGTTTAAGCTATCAACTGTACCCTTGTTCTCGATCATATCGCTGTAGATATTAATTTGACTAATATCATCTAAGTCTAATGAACGCAAGTAATCTCTAGAACGGAAACCAGTTAAACCAAATGCCATTAAATCAACATCGTTTTCTAAGTTTGCAGTTTTATTATTATAGTAATCAAGCATCTGATCTGACTTTGTTGCCAAGTTAGGCAATAGACCTTTGTTGATGCTACTGTAGTCTGTTTTTACCCATTGCCCGTAGTCAAATGTTTCCGACGGTTGTACTTTTTCCGACGCGCTCCAGTACGAGTTCTTAAACTTAACAATATCGCCTTTGTTATAGGTGCTTACCTGCACCCAAGACTGAACGTTGTCTTCGTTATATAAGAAGCCTTGTGCATCTAGCTGGCCGTTCCATTCAAATGTTGTGAAGCCAGAAAGTTTAACACGATCTTGTCTAACACTTGTAACTGGATCATAAATCAGATCGTTAAATATGCTGGTGTTGTCTAGTATCAATAAATGTTCGAAACTAGTTAAGTTGAATTTTAAGTAACTAATAATGTTGTCATCAATCATTCTGATCTTAAAGTTATTGTCGATACGATCAACTACGTAATCACTAATATCTAGCGGTTCTCTATTTTGGTTTAGTGGTTGCTCAGTTAGTTCTAAGTTATTTAAATCATCAACAATGTGCAACTCGCGTTCAAATTCTAATTCAGTAGCTGCTGGGTTAAGGTTAACTATGCTGCCAACAGCCCAGCCCTGGTCTGCCCAGTACAAGAACTCTTGTACCATCTGCGTCCAATTAACTAATTGTGAATCGTCAACTAAGTTGAACTTCAATCCTGCGCGTATTAAGTATTCGTTGTAACTTACAATAAATTCGCTAACCGCTTGTTTGCTAGTAAACACATGACCATATGGAATATATTCTACAGTGTCCTTAAAGTCTTTTGGAACTCTGACAGATGAAGATGTATTATCATCCCTGCCAACCTTAATGTTATCAAATAGACCGGTGTCAACTGAAGTTTGTGTTTTGAAATAAGGGTCTGTAAAACTGTTACCAGTTACTGCATAGCCATCGGATACCTTCTGTACAATAATTGATGAGTATATAATTTCATCAAGTGGTTGGCTCTTATACAATAATAATTTGTAGCTTTCGTCTGGCAATAATAAGCTATTATTTGTGCTATCTGGACTACTCTTATCTGTAAAGATTCTTAAATTGTTTTTATCTGTAAACGATGCCATGTGGTGGCATAAGTTTACGTCAAGTTTTGATAAATCCATTTTAAGTTTATCAAGACTTTCATATCCAAAGTGTTTGTTGTAATCAATTACCCAGTTTATATAGCTATGTTTAACTGTATTTTCATCTAATAATTCAATGTTACGTACATCAATCCTACTACGACCATCATATAGATATTGCTCTGAGGTTGTATCATAAACGTAACGGTCTCGATCCGACATTTGTGCAAAGTATTCAGCTGGTTTAGTCAATGAGTATAACGTTTGCATTGCAAATGGCCATGCACTTGACTTTCTCCATGCCGCTTCAGCCGGTGCAACATCGCTTGCCTTCCATGACTTCCTAAAATCGTAAGCTGAATAACCTGCTATAACAGAAGCAAGGGGCATTACTAAGTTGCCTTCACCGTCTACTGGTAAAATTGATGTTAGTCCTGGACGTTTGTATTTTTCAACTACACGTTCGTTGCCTGGTTCTTTAATTAATCCAGCTTCCATGTCATCCCATAACACTAAGTTACCACTTGTGTATGGACCCGGGCCATAACGCAGTACCCACCACACAGGGCGCTCGGCTAAGCCAACCATTTCCCATGGACGGGCATGTGGTGCGTCTGTGTCGTAATAGTCAATGTAAATTCCGCGCCAGTTACCTTTTGTAATTGTAGCATTGGTTAGTTTATCGGTTGAAGAACTATAGTTCCATGTCTTTTCTTCTGCTTGATTATAATCTTGTTTTTTGTAATCAATTCTGTTCCAGCCCAACCAAGACAATAGGCTAGGTGAAAGTATCTCAAGAATTTCTTGATCCGTATAATCTGTTTCTCGAAACGCACCAGGAATAATATCTGATGGTTCGATTGGTATCAAGTCATTTACTTTAATGTTGTTATAAACACGTTTCTCAAATTCTAGTAATACCTCGTCGCGGATATCGCCGTGTGCTACAACAATACTACCGTCGTGGCCACGAACAACATCAACAGGTGTAGCATAGGTATCATCTGTAAATATCATTGGTTTGTATTTTGGAAACAATCCCAACTTAGTTGGTGTACTCGGTACTGTCGTGCCGAGTGTTGTACTATATTCATTAATTATTATGACATCATCTGGGACAAGGTCAAGTAATACTGTAATACGTGGGCCATCTGTTGCCACAGTATAATCAATATCCTTTATTAATAGTGTATTATTGTAGTATACTAACAATGCTTGAGTATTGGCATTTAAGAAATCGTATGTATTAAGAGTGGTGAACGTTCCTGTACTAATTGCTGTTACCACATATTCAGTACTTTCGTAGTCTGATCCCGATGGTAACATATCACTCCAATAAAATGCACTATTGATATTCTTGCTAGTGTTAATATCTTTAATTGCAGCATCAAGTATCTCGCCCGGTGACATTTCAAATACATCGTGCTTCTCAACCCAATCAATTATCTGGTTCTTAAACTTCTCGTATTGGCGTGAGGCAAAAGTAACTGAACTAAAAAAGTTGTATTCTTTAAATCGCATAAACATAGCCGCTAGTGCAACCGGTGATGATTGTTGTATAATAAAGTTACCGTACTTGCTTATGTCGCCTAGGTCACGTAAATTGTTTGCACCATTAATGATGCCTTGAACTTCTGGTATGTTTTGTGCTAAGTTGTTATAGTGATTACGAACCGTACCAAGTGTTAATAACGATGTATTTTCATTGAACATATTACTTGATAGATTAGTTGGAATCTCATAGTAAGCAGTTTCGCTTATGTCGTCGCTAATTGCTTTGATCTGCAACTCTGCATCTGCTGGAATAGTATTAAGGAATGTAATAACATTATCAGTTACTGTATATTCGTCTGGAGCAACAAAGGTACCATTGGCAGTGATCCTTACTGACGGAATTAATAAGTCAGTAACTGGAACAATATCCAATGTTATTGGTTCACCGGTATAAACAGCATCAAATACCTGGGCTTGACGCGAATCCTCAATTGATTTAATCCACCCAATTTCGTTTGTGTATTCGTAACGAGTATAATATTTTCTAGCAAAGCCATCGCTTATTGGGCTATTGTCATTAGACACGTTATCCAATACATACAAGAACGTGTCTGTGTACAGATTGTTCTCAAATACTATATCGCCTAAATTGTCGATGTTCAAGTACCTTAGCGGGAAGCCAAGTACCGCATCGTTCAACCCTGTACCTTCAGCATAACTGAATAATTTAGTGCCTGCAAAAGTAGTACTTGGATAAGAACTAAAATCACCAAACGAAATGCCATCAGCATCAAATATATCAAATAATGGTGCTTGGTTAACAGACGCTTTATCTTGTGACTCGACCCACTGTGAACCATTATATGTAAACACTGTGCCTTGTTGTGTAAGTCCATTTAGTACTGTAACTATATCATTTTCTTCGCTATCACTATCCTCTGCTAATACTAAGTTTAATGTTTCGATTCCGTTGTCATTAACGTCAATTAATTCAACTGTATAAATTTTGTCGCTGACTGTTGGGTCTGAATCGTTGGCAAATATAATACGTGTGCCGCTGGCTAACTGGTACCCATCAACTATATAACCTAGCGATCCGTTAACATCTGACAATGCGTCAGTTACAACAAAGTCGATAATATCAATAAGTTGCTTGCCGTACGTACCATAATTAAATAAGCGCAAGTCTGCATCAAATTCAATAATTGGTCGCGATGCTCTGTTGTCATTATCAAGGTCTACTACAGTTTGATTATATTCTGCTGTGGCTGTAATAACGTCGATATGGAACCATCTGTTGCTTCTAGACCATGCGTTTTTATCTAGGCTAGACCTGTTAATAGTAATGTAATCTAAGTCAGTTGGTGCATTTAGAGTTCCGTCTACTGCATCTGTATCCCATGGACCTATATCCCACGGAGTTGTAAAACTCGTAGCATACGTTTCTGGTACTTTTAAGTCGGCTATTAATACCAATCGAATAGATGTACCAACCCCTTCTACGTAGTATTCATTATCTGAATACTCCGCGGGTGTTATTTCTCCACGGAACTGTACCTTTAACCCGTTAGTAAATGTTACACCATTTGGACTTGTGTATGTTGGTCTACCAACTATACTAGATATATCTAGTGTTGCAGCTGATTCATTATCAACTACATTAATAACGCCAAATCGATTTGGATTAGTTGCGTCTTGATAATATAACGTATCAAGCGATGCTGTTTCAAGTGGCACTTGTTCGAAATATCCATCTGAATCTTTAAAGATACTTACGTTACTATATAAATCACCGTACAATATTGTGAACCTTTCAAAAATAGTAATTGATTGATGTGGAATTAATCTAATATAAATGTCACCAAGTACATCTTCGAGAAAAATTCTAAAAATTTGGTATCTGTCTGCTTGATTAGTTAACGGTAACCCATCATTGACCCAACCTAAGTCGACTGCGTCGCCAGGTGTATCATCTAAGAAAATAATAGTCTTGTTATCAATATTCTGTATGCCGGCAATGTCACTTACATCATCAAGTAATTGATCGGCAATTGAATCCATGCGCTGGTCTGTTGCTAAATCAACATTACCTATGTCTACTAAATCATGATAAAAACTCTGTGCATCACTAACAGGAACATTAAATTGAATTGTTCCATCGTCATCGCCGTTGTTTGAAACTCCAACGATTTCTCTACTGCTTATATTACTTGCCCACGGCACAGTGCCTTCAACGCCCGGGTGTGTTTGAATATAGAAAGGGCTGCCAGATTGATTAACATTAAAATTATATGAGCCGCCACGTAATACTGTAATTACAGGATTTTCAATATTGAATCCTTCAATTGAGAATGTGTTTGCATTTGCAGTAATGTCAAAGTCGTTTGTTAATAAAACGCTAGATGCTGCAACGTTAACACTGTCTGGACCGTCAGGTAACCAAAAGTATTGACTATAGTTTACAAACTTATCAAATTCAATAAATGGTGACCAGCTGTACGTTTCTGAACTGAATAAGCGATCATGATTTTCTACGTTAGCACCTTTAGTAGCAAGACCATCTAAGAGCCCCATGTATGTTAAAGCGTCAACAATATCACCGTTTTCGTCTTTGAATATAACACCAGGTTCAAGCTGATAATTAGTTCTTCTATCTGTTGGTTCGTCAATATAACCGTCGGTTGCTAACTTACCCGGAGCATTCACTCGGCCAATATAACCTTGAGTTTGTTTTAACTTTGGTTCTTGGATCAATTGATCAAGAGTTGAGTTTAGAAACTTTCTGTTAGTTTGTGTCTGAAAGATTTCTGGTAGAAAATCTACACTGCGAATTCTTGCCATTTATTAACCTGCCTTGTTCTGTAAGTTACTTGCTGTAAGCGCATCGATTATAGTTACATCATCTACTGTCGCTGCACTTGTAAATATTTCAAATGGTGCTGATTTAATTTCGTATAAACTACCAAAAGACTTACTTGGGTCTTTTGATATAATAACAACCGAGCCCAGTACATCACCTAATTGTGAATGTAAGTATGCAGCTAATTCTGAGAAGTAAAATGTATCACCAAAGTCCCAGTTACCAATATCAAAGTATGTATTAATAGCTGATATTACCTTGCTCTTAATTTCGCTATCACTAGTTGTAGTGTTAGCTAGTTTAACCACTTTAATATAAGACTGCAATTGAGCATCTGCTTTTACTCCAAACAATGGCTTAAACTTAACACTGTTTAAAACCATGTTATCACTAAGCATTTTGCTTTCTTGTAAATCTTCGTACTGCACAGATAACTCGTCTGTTGTTGGTACTGCTGGTTCAGCAATTGAACCAGTAACATCTTGAATGTATCTTAAATGTGCTTCATAGTAATTTGATGTTACAAGATATACATCAATAATATTTGTCACACTTGGATTAATGCGTCTAGTCTCTGGACTGTTATGTCTGTACTGAAAGTGTAAATTGTCACGACCAATTTTAGCATCATAGTCAAAACGTTCTGTTAATTCTCTAATAGTCGAGTTTTCAACTTGCAATTCAAAGAACTTGTCTTCTGCGGTTGCATAAAATATTTGACCATTCACATGTTCTGTTTTAACTAATGAAATAGCAATCTCTGTTTCGTATTCATCGTTTACACTATCCGATGATACAGGTAAGAACCTTTCTAAATTGTCAAAATCAACTGTTGACTGGAAGTAAACATTTTTGTTTAAATTAAGTCCCGACTCGTCAACTATTAGCTTAAAGTAATCAGGATTGTCTGCAATGCCATCATTGTCAAAGTCTGTAAAGCTAATTTCTACATTGTAATCGTTTACGTACCCATCTGACTCAACACTTTGGTCGATGATGTCCATAATTACATCGTCGGACATTGGATTATTTGATCCATCCGGCTTGCTGTTTACTTTTAACACTTTAATGAAATCATTAACAACTTGCCCCGACCTTGGATCAAATATCTTTTGACTGTTATCATAAAAGAATCTTGTTTCAACTATACTTGAAAAGAAATAGTTCAATGCTCTTCCAGAGACAGTATAACCTGCAGGTGTTGAAATAAACCTAACCATCCAACTCTCATCCAATTCAGCATTTGCAGTTGATTGGGCATTTGACAGACTGAAGCCATCATTCTTATTAAGATTTGCTTCGGTAATAACGTACCACGTATTAAGTATATGATCAAACCCAATTCCAAACGGACGTAATAATTCTACTTGTGTTAACATTTCTTGTTCAATTGCAACTGGTAAGTCTGAATTAAACAATGGTATAATTTCTTCTGCTTCTGCACCTGTCGGAACAAAATTAGTTAATTTAACTGGACCAACTGCATCACCCGGCGCTGCTGAGCCGCCAAATGTACCTTCGTTTTCAACACTTGTAATTGTAGTCCATATTTCAATTTTATCGCCTGCGGATAATGCTGAGCCTGGCGCCAATCTATTGTGTTTGTCGAAGTGTTGTCCTTCAGGAGCAACAAATTTAACTAAAGCCTGCGGCAACAGGTACTGTCTGTTGTCATTAACAAATGGACCAATTGCTAGTGCATTGCCTTCTGAATTTTTAAAATACCCAGACGTCTCGTTTGTTATTGTTGTGTTCTGTTGCCAACTTATACGTGTAACTCCACTAGCTGGCGGTAGTGTAACACGGTTAAAGTTTTCATAGTAAAACTGTATTGTAGCACGTTCACCTAATAATGGCTCAACTTGATTTCTAAAGACTGAGTCGATATCATTTTTATCATTGAATGTAAAGTTAAATGATTTTAGATTAGTGTCTTTATAAATTAAGCCATCACTAGCGTATGCATTAATGCTTGAATATTTGCCGGTTGGGTCGACTAAGTCTAAGTAACGACTCGCGCCAATGTTTGTTCTGTTAATTGCTTTACTTTTTGTAATGCTACTGTGAGCTGTATAAGGGAAGTTATTATAGTCTTCGCCATTAACCATTCTGTTTTGTGTGTAAAAACGCGCTGGCGCTCTACGCTTGATATCAGCAATTGTTTCTTGCTCTTTTGCATTTGAAACAGGTTGTGTTAATCCGATAGTAAGAGTAAGTGTTTCGTCACGTCCGGCTTTGCTAATGTAACTTATGTTAACATCAATATTTTGAATTTCTTCTGGATTAATAATATATTCTAAGCCGTTGCTTTCGCGTATGTAAGAACGGAAATCACCTACAGGTATATCACTAAAGACGCCATCGCCAAAGTTAAATGTAACTTGATCGTCTACTCTACTCGTAACACTAAAAAACTTACGATCATCAACCGCTAGTTGTGTATTATTCGAAGTATATACGTTGCCGACTTCCGTCCATTCTTCAATGCCGGTGTTGTTAGTTGTATCAGTTTTAAATAACCAAACATCATCATTGTTAATACCCGGAACATCAATATCAACTGTTCTGTTTGCGATACGCTCACTTAAAGTAAAATCTTGTGTGCGGAGTGCTCCTTGTTTAAAGTAGAAAAAGTATCCCGTGTTTGGACTTGCAAATCCCTGGTTATCATTTCTGTATAATACGTTAAGCTGGGCATTTGCACTTGGTGCTGGCTCGTAAATGCTATCACGGCCGATTGATGTTCCATTAACAATTTCAAAGTCCATTACAAACCCATCAACCGTTGCTGAAAATGGTACGACTGGCAAGAAGCCATCTACCATGTTAATTTCGTATTCGTCTGTTCTAATACCAACAATATTTGCTGTACGACCAGGTTGTCCAATTTTTTGAGAATCAATTAATGCCGCATTTATAACAGTTGAAAATTGTTCCTGCCAATCATCGTTTGTTTTATCGTTCCAGCGAATAGCAATATTACCAAGATTGTTCCTATTATAGTCGGTGATGTTTTCTGTAGTTGAAGCAGCTAGTACTTTTAAGTATCCGCGGCCGGCTTCGTTGCGTTTTGGAGTGTATCCAACTAACGAAGCAAGATTGTTAACACTATCGCGTCTTTCAGCAGTGTCTAAGAAGTTTTCACGTGTGTTTAAATCATTGCGGAATGCTAATGATTGTCCCATAAATGCCATTAAATCAAGCAATGCGATGTATTCTGAACTTTCAGTGTAATCGTTAAACGTTTCTGGATGGTGTTGACGTAAGTAATCTACGAATGTCTTACGAATTGTTTCAAAGTTATAACTTTGAAGGTCAGCTTCTTCGTAAGTCTTGTATATACGCTTCCAATCTTCAGTTCCGAATATTGCCGTTTGTCTAGAGGTCTTTGCCATATTATAATTCTCTTTAAATGTTTCGTATATTTATGGAGAAGTATAAACGGCGTACTTTAAGAGTTAAGCAATTGTGGCTGTTTGTGTATCCTGTAGGAAGGTTATGAAGAATTCTTCTGCACTCTGTGCCGGTAAAAGACTTACTGACACATGTACGCTAATAGTGTTAACCGCGCTTGTAATTACAATATCGTGTAAATCTATACGCAAATCTAAAGCTATGATACGACGTATCTCATTTTCTATCTTATTAGTTGTTAGTGAATCGTTTGGATCAAACAGATAATCCCAAACTCTAGTGCCAACCTCCGGACGGCCCGGCAATGTTCCAGCACGAATTAATAACGCATTAAGTAAATCGCGCTTAATAAGATCACGATCTGTCATTGTGAATTTTTTATTTTTGTCTATGGTGCTAAAACCTTTAAAATTTAGCATGATGAATAATCTCCTGGACCTAACGGCAACTTCTTAGTTGCATCCGTTACGGCGTTTAAAACATCTGCTGGATCACTTAGATCGGCTAACAGACTCTGTGCTGTGGCTCCTATGCCGGCAACGCCTAATACAGATAACGAATCTGTTACACCTGCGGCTATGTCAGACGCCTTAGGAATACGAACACTTCCTATTAGTTTATCAACATTATCGAAAATATCAGCTGTGTCAATAGTGTCTGCTGCAAGTTCTGGTAAACTAACAACTGCTCGGCCAAGTCCTTTTAATTTACCTAATATGTCTGCTTGTTTAGCAACGGCTAACACTGCGCCAAATGCAGCCAGCCCGCCCAGCTTGTCCATTGCTGAATTTAATAAATCAGATATGGTGCCGGCAAGTTTACCTTTAATATCCGATATTGAAAACTTTGCAGCCATGCCAGCAAGGGCAGCCAATTCGCTTACTGATTCAAGGCCAGTTATAACCCCCTGGGATCGCATGTCGCACATGTTCTTTGATACTACTTCGTTTATCAGCTCTTGTTGCAAAGCTTCGTTTGCTAATATATTGTCAACATTATTTACACCGTGTTTACCTGTAAATACTGACGGATCAGACAGAATTGCAGCAAGGTCTGCTGGATCAATTGATGCGCCAAGGCCTTTCTTAACAACACCCGTTTTTTGTAAATCTTGAAGACTTAATCCGTACGAGCCTAAACCTTTTTCACTAATTACATCTGACGCTTGGTCTACGCTTTTTAGTATACCGGTTAATACGCCAGCAGTCTCGTCAAATGATAAACCCAGTACTGGGGTAATTACACTCGGCTTTGCTAATTCTGCAACTAGATCTTTAATTTCAATTTCACAAGTCATAAATCACCTTACGATTTGTCAAACGGTTTAACGTCTGAGATTCCTTTGTTGTGTGCATCCCACGGTTCGTGTGTTGGTGCGCGGGTAACAATACTCTTAAACTTATCTGGAACTAACTTCCAACCTTCAATATCGTTTTTAGTTGCGTCTGGGAAACTAACAAGCGGTATCGCAGTTGGTATTGTTACTGATGCAGCGCCACCATCGTTTAATCCAATTGTTGATCCTTTAATTTCTGTGTGACCACCTGACTTGAATGATGCTGAACCGCCTGCGTCTGTTGCTATTGTACCATCACTCTTAATGCCAAGTTTAGTCTTGCTATATGCTGTTAAACTCTTTAATCCAGTTAAATCTAACGCATCGTCGGATTCAATTGCAATTCTTTTCTTGCCGTGTAAATTAACACTTCCAAGCGCATCAATGTTAACATTCGTATCAGCATGTATATTAACTTCACCGCCGCTTCGCATGTTAATACTATTTGCAGCATACATATCAATTGTGCCTTCAGCACCTAATTCCCACCACGAGTTACCGTTAGCATGTACTATGTATATAGACCTACCGTCGTCTGTCATTGTAATTTGATGGCCGTGTGATGTACGAATACGCACTAAATTGTTGTCGCCGTTGACATCGCCGTCATCCATAACAAATGTATGGCCGCCGCGTCTACCTACTATGCTGGTATCTGTTACTGCACCAGACTCAACTAAGTCTTTTACTTCGTGGTCGAACATGCCTGCCGTATATATTGGGCGACCTGGTGTGCTGATGCCATAAACATAACTTGGGCTTTCTCTCTGAGCACTTGATGATATAGGGCCGCGAAACGGATCTATTATAATACCTTGCTGCCACATTTGGCTTGCCACTACTGAGTGGATTGGTTTAGGTATTTTGCCGAACTCGCCGTCATCCATCGATGCTCGTTGCTTATCCATTTCAACTACTGGTTTTCGTGCTGCATGAGCAAACTTTTCTTCTTGAGCGGGGTTATCGTTAAAGTGGACATCTTCCTTAGCACCAATAGCTGGAACCATTTGATTCATTTGTGGTTCTGGAATAAAGCCTATGTAATAACACTTATCGCGTTCACCATTTGAGAAAACAACAAGGACCTTAACTCCTGTGTCTGGTACTGTCGCCCACAGTCCGTACGAATGAGCATTACCATCTTCCCACCGCGGAGATGGGGTGTCGATTTTTTTAACATTTGTTATACCGTAGTACGGTGAAAGGTAACGCGCCGTGGTCCACGATGATGGTTCGTGCTTAGAGTTTTCATCGCCAAATGCGCTGATCCATACTTCGATTCGTCCACTATGTGTAGGATCTACCGTACACATAATTTCTGCTTCAAACGGACCTGAATAGCCAACAACGCCTCCACGATCCTGTCGGAAGCTCTTACCTACTCGTGACCCACCTATGTAATCTTCTTCAGCCATTATAAACTACCCTTGTTAGTATCGTCAGGTTTCTTTCCTGTTATACATTCTTCTGGTATGAATACCAGAGTGCCTAAAATTTGTTGTGTAAATTTACCATCGTTAAATTGTGTTGTAATCGTGTTTGCCCTATAAAGAAAACTATATTGAGATACACCACTTTCATTAGCAGTTATATCTCTGCCTAGATTCTTTGCGGTTACGTCAGCCAGGCCAGTTTCAAGATTATAATCAACTACTGTATTAAAGTTTACTGCAAAAAATACTTCTGCTATGTCGTAGTTAATTGACCCGTCTGCTAGTATTGGATCGCTTGGCGTAGTAGATGCTGCATAAAATAATTCGCTCTGCGATAACCAATCAGGGTCGCCAAGAATGTCTATTTTTACGTTAGCAATATCTTGTGGAGCATATAATACACTAGCAGCGTTGGCACCTTGTTCCGTACCCATGTTCTCGCTATGTGCATTAGATTCTGTAGAGTTGGCACGTGGTGCAAGCATCGCCCTTAAGTTATTTTGTCTTTTAGTATCCTTAGAAGGATCAACTATATGTTTAGGACTAAATGATGTATAATAAAATGTATTAAACTCTTGACTAAAATCTAGTACTTCTGTGTTCTTTCCTGTAAACCAAAAATCATATTCTTTATGTACTTTAAAACAATCGGCGCTATTAAAGTCAACTGTTTCAACAGTTTTAACTTCGTATGCTGTTACATAATATGTAATATCGTATGCCCACTGCTGACGTATTTCGTCAAAGTCTATTATTTTAATCGTGTTGCGTATCTTATACCATTTAAGCGGTTGATCTGATTTTGGTTTGTGCTTAGTTGTTCCATCCTTATTTTCTTCATTGACTTTCTTATACTGATCCGAAACATACGTACTAGATCTAACCGCTAGGTCTATAAATTTCATAATCTTCATACCTGCATTAGTAGCATAAGTTTGAACACCATTAATCGATTGTGCGCTGCCAGACGAATATTTAGATATGTCTGTTGCTGTGGCACCGCCTGCCGTACCACTCTTTTGAATTACTTTTGTGCCCGGTGCGGCCACTTTCGCATCTTTTAATTTGATACCATCTTCAAACTTAATTGAATATTTGTTTGCTATTTTAATTTTCTTGTCTGTTACTAATTTTTGCTGATGCTTATTAAGGGCGTCCATTAAACCACTGTTAACAATACCTTTAACTGGCTTCTTTTCTGTGCCGTCTAGTAGGTCGGATAATTTCTGGCCTTGCAGTCCAACACTAAAAGGTATCGTACCGTGAATCTGGCCCTGTCCTATTTGTGTTTGTGGGCAAACACACTCACATGCATAAACTACCTTTGACGTTTCGACCCTAAACTTAATAGATTTAATCATTATAGGCACCCATTTTTCAATGTACGAATTAGTGTCGGAGCCATCGTCAAACTTTCCGTTTAGGACTTGTTTGCCATTTTTATCATATCCATAAAAGCGTATGACTATTAAGTATATCTGGTTGATTGGATTAAAGTTTTTATATTTTGAATTATATTTGGTTGATGCTTTATATAAGCGATCCATGAACGATAAGCCCATTGGTTCAGTAACTGTAAAGTTTAGTTCAAAACTATTGTGTGGGCCACCTGTTGCTGTACCTGCTATTAAACTCTGTAGCTGTATGTCGTTTAAGTAAAAGTCGCGAGTGAAGAATTCGTTACGCTTTGCGCCAAAGTTGCCTTCAGCTTTATCACTTATGCCGCCACTTTGAACTAACAACTCCATACCTTTAACATCTTTATTGCCAGTCTCTAGCATCTCCGTGTATTTCTCTGGTGATTGCAAATACATCGAAATACCATACGTCATGTTATTAAACGCACGGAAAGGGTTTGGAATTGGGCCAGTTAGTTTTGTCATTAGAAACCTAGTACATCTCGCAGGGTATCAATGGTAGGTACCCTTATTAAAGTACCTACACTAAAATCAATTAATGGATTCTTTAAGCGGTCTGGATTCCGTTGTGCAAATACCCACCACAGTTCTGAATCGTCGTATAAATCAAATGCTAATAAGTCTGGGCGCATGTGATACGTTTGTGTAATTGTAACTTCTGCATCGCTGTCTAGCTTTGGAATTGTTCTGTTAACCATAAGATCTAAATAATGATCTCTTGTACCGGTTAATCCGTATGCACTTTTCTTTGAATATTGTACTGACATTACCAGAACCCCTTCTTAAGTAAGTCACCATTTGCATATTCCTCAAGACTAAACTCTTTACTAACTTGATCACGTGTTTGTATTGGAATCATTGTAAAGTTAATATCAATCTTAGTAGGTACATAGGTTGCTTTGTTGTATATGCTATCGCCAGTCTTATCAGACTGATTAGGATTAGCATTTGGTATTTGTTTACCCGTACCAGGTTGAAGGCCGACCGACTTGGCTCGCGCTGATTGGGTCGAAGGCGTGCCTTTTGGTGCTGCCGTTTGTGGTACATTATGTGGCTTACCGCATGGTATGTAATCAACGTCGTTGGGCAAGTTATAGTTCATCATTGTAATTGCACATGGATGATTATTAAATTGAAATTCGCCAAGCCCAGTTAAAAATACAATTGGAGGTGGCATTCCTCTTAGTGCTGTGTCTTTACCATAAAACATTTTAGTACACGATCTTAAAAAGTGTAATGAAGCTAAAAGATAGTTTGCTTCTTCTACATCATTTGCTGTGAACGTTGCTGTTAACAATATATTCTGTACTTGACTTCCTTTATAAAAATAGCCTCGATAGTTACTATGAACTAAATCATAGTTTTCGTAGTCTGCATTATACTGTACGGCGATAGTTGGTGTGTATGGGAATATAATGCCATCAGTGTCTTGCAATGGTTTTAATATTCCTGGGTTGTCGGATTTATACAAGTAGTTTGCACTAGACCCTAGGTGTAAACGTACACGCCAGTCGTTTTCGGCATTAGCCACGACTTGAGCTGCGGCAGCATCTCCTGCTCGTCTCTCAGCCAGCTCTTCGGCAGTTTCTTCGCCGTCGTCATCGTCTTCATCGTTTTCATTAAATGGATCTTCGTCTTCAGCGGCTTCGTCGGCTGCTGCGGCTGCTGGATCATCATCAGATACAATGCCATCCTCTGGCTCAATGCCATCCTCTGGATCAAATTGATCTTCAGTTAGTATTGGGGGGTCACGTGGTTCCAGGGTGGTTTTATAAGTGTATCCATCAGCTGACGTTATTACCCGTATCATACCCGACGCTGGGTCTGGCAAACGAATTTCATACGGAGTACCAGTTAATACACCATTTACCGCTGTGTTTAAATCAGCTTGAGTTATTCCGGTTATCGGCCCCCAGAATTGGCCGTCTATTACTAATAGTCCACTGGCTGGGTCTCGATGCGAAAATTCCGGGAATGTTAATGCCATAAATATCTTCCTATTCTAATGTTGTATTTATGGATACTCAATATAACCCAATATAATAAATTTAGGTTGACAAAAGACTTATATATGTTAAACTGTGTACTTTATAGTGTCAAGGAGATTATGGCTAAAAGCAAAAAGAACTATTTAAATGATAAGGATATGCTTAAAGAGATGCATTTAAGCAAACTTAAAGAGATTCATTTAAGCAAAATATCATATTGTTCCTTCGAGGACCCAATCGAAGACAATCAACAGGACTTCATTGTAGAATCAACAGAAGCTATTTTTGGAACACAATTAGTTGAAGTTAAAAAGGCAACCGAAACAACTGACGCTGTCTTTAAAGAAAAGCCTGTACTTGAATTAGCAATGCAAGCGCGAGCAACAAGACTTTCTAAATTAGATATACCAACCGACGTAAACGATGTCGCTTTAAGCGATGTTGTATTTCGTGTTATGACTAAAGAACACATTCCGTTGGTACCGAAGAAGAAATCAAAAGCTATACTTGCTAAAGAAGCAAAGCAGGCTAAAGCAAACGCTGTATTTGACGAACTAATAGAATCTGAGGAGGGCGATCAAATATCAGTCACAGATCCAAACGTTGAACTGGTACCTATGCGGGTTAACTTCCCTCCGTTTTTCCATTATCGTCTATTAGGCGATGATACTAGTGCATTACATATTGTAGGTAAATCACACTGGAAAGGCGATGTAACTACAGGTGAGTTTAGTAAAGATCACGGTCGTACAACAGGTAACCTAGCAATGATGTATATTAAACTATGCGAACGTTACGGTACACGTAGTAACTGGCGTGGATATACTTATAATGACGAGATGCAAGGACAAGCATTATTACAGTTATCGCAGATTGGGTTACAATTTAATGAACTTAAATCACAAAACCCCTTTGCATACTACACTGCCGCAGTAACTAACAGTTTCACCCGTGTGTTAAACATTGAGAAAAAGATGCAGAACATACGTGATGATATCTTAGAAGCTAACGGACTAACACCTAGTTGGACTAGACAGTTTGCAAACGAAGGTGCTAAAGACGAACCCACATACGATTATACTGTTGGCAAGCCGGGCAAAAAGAAAACAAGCAATTCGTAACTAAGATGCTCCTAAAGGATCGTGTCCCTATTTTTTTCATTGGTGGCAACTACGGCCACTATTTGTATTGGGTATTAAATAACTTTACCACTAAAGGATTGCACAGTCACCCCAAACTTCCGTTTGGCAAAAGTGGCAACTCACACAATCAATATAGTAACGGTGACCAATCACCGTTCTGGTCTGAGATGAAGTGCTTCGAAGATCATCCTTATTACTGTCTGCATTTCAATGATCCAGGTAGTAATATAGCTGACGACGAATTAATATATGAAGTTGCTGGAGCAGTCGATAAAGTTATAGCTATAAAGTACGATCCTGCAATGCAGTTATTAACAATTAGTAACTGGATTGATAAAACGTATAACGATATACCAGATCTTATAGCTAGTGTAAAGGATACACTTGAACTAGACACACTAGATAATAATTCGTCAATTTCTGAGATTCGTGAATTACTAAGTTATAAATTATTCAACGACGGATACATACAAAGATTAACCGCTCTTGAGCTGCCTAATATTAAAGTAATTGAACTGAATAGTTTACTGTATGAATTTGAAACTGTCATATCCAATATTGTAGCATTCTTAGATACAGAACTATCATCACCAATGGAAACAATCTTAGAAAACCATAATAAAATGATGGCACTACAATCTAACATTACTAAGGATGCCTTAATCAAGAAGTTCCTTTCAGACTTTGTTAACCACGTCGATTGTAAATTACCAGATGCCTGTACATTAATTGACGAAGCATACATTCAATATTATTTACGTGAAGAACTAAATTTAGAACTAAGATGTAACGACATAGGTGATCATTTCCCCAATACTAGTAAAGAACTGTGGAGTTACACATAACCGTGAACGTAAAAGATTATATTCCAATACTATATCGTCCGGGCGAATACGGATCCTATCTCTTTTGGGTATTAAATAACTTTACCAACAGCGGAATGCGTAACAACCAGGATCTTCCATTTACAGCAACTGGAAACGCACACGATCAAGATGGTGCTGCTGGATCATATTATGATGACTGGCTCGAATTTTTAACAACAGAAAGTGAACAACGATTCTACAGAATGCATTATCATTCTCGTGAGAAGCTAATCAATGAACAAAATGCAGTTGATAATATATCTAAAGAAGTTAATCAATTTATTATAATGCAAACATTAGAAAATAATTGGCTACTAAGATACTATAATATTATATCAAAAATCAAAAACAGATATCCGCAATTTGATAATTGTACTACGGCTGCTGGATTTCGTGAACAACTCAGTTTTAATCTATTTCAATTTGATCAGATGGTCAAATTATTAAATATTCCAAAGAACGCAATTATAATAAACATAAATGACTTGCTGTATAATTTCGAGATAGTACTAAACAATCTTATACAAGAACTTGGTATATCGTTAACAGAAGACATGGAAGTTATAATGCAAAATCATAATACAATGATATCAAAACAAAAACACTTAGTCAAAATTC